AGCTCCTACATTAATGTAGAACGTTCTTTTTTCAGGTGCTCTCATTATACGATGGATTAACATCGCATCTTCCATTAATGTTGTCTGTTTATATATTTTTCTGGCTGGTTCTAAATAAGAACGGCCATATGGTAGGTAAGAAGTATCTGATATTAATCTAAAGTGTGCAACTTCATAATTATCAAATTCAACTATCTTCTTTTTATTACTTTTTGAATATCCAAACTCAGGAGCTTGTGAAGCAGCTAATCCGTCTGGGTCTAATTTAAATGACACCTTAGCAGGGTTTGCAGGATCTACTCCTTCTTCTCTTATGAAGTTATATACCGTATAAGGTAATACATTATATACACCAAACTTCTCTGCTATTTCTAGCTTTAAGAAAAAGTCTCCGTACTTACACATATTACGTGTCCATGACCATAGGTTAAATTCTATGTTAAGTACATCGTAAAAAAGATTGTAAAGTACTTTTTGAATATTTTCATCTGATGATTTTATGGAGAGTATTTCTCCCATATCATTCTTTACTGTAGCTTCATCTGCTAATATATCTAATGCAGAAGCAAGAATAGGATCAGAATCCATTGCTTCATAGTCTGTGTATAGTTGTATCCTTAATGTCTGGTAGTTAAGGTTTGGGTTGTATACGTTCTTATGGTTATATAGGTATAGTCTACTAAACCTATCTATAAGGGAATTTGTTTGATAACGACCAGTTGTTTGTATCTGATTAATATCAGTTACTTTCAGTTCATCCCCACCAACGTTACGTATTACTACGTCAGAGGAAAATAACCTACTAAGTCTACCAAATAGGGTTCTATCTGCCATTTAAAAATGTTTTATATAAATAGTCTACTTAATCAACCAAGAGATATCTTCTTCACCATCTCTTGTCTTTATAAGATAAGGATTATTCTGCATACTACCAACTGATGTCATAACAGCGGGGTTTCTTTTATTCAAATTGCTAAAAGAAGATAATTGAGCTCTAGCTAAATCTATACCTTGTTGTCTTAACTTCAGTGCTGTATCTCTAACATATAGAGCAGTGGCACAAGACATAATCAAATCATCATTGTATCTGTCCTGGGCTTGTGCTTTGCCATTTTTCCAAACGAAAACTCGCATTTCACTCATTAGCCTCTTAGATTGTAGTATAATAGACTTGTCTCTTACATACTCAATCATTTTAGCAATTACAAGTGGACGTGTTCTAGATGACATGGTGAATCCTGGTACAAGTTTATCACGTTCATACTTATGCATATACGATTCAACTGTCTCTTGGTTACTTGTTGAACTGTAATAAAGATTTCTATACTCTCTGGTAATGGCTTGTTCTATGGTAGCCCAACCTATATTAGCATTTTCTATCACTAGAAGTGCCTCATTATATTCTGTAGCTAACCCTACTAAAAAGTTACCATAATCTTTTGGTGATATCTTACCTTTATACTCAGCAACTTGTGTACACGTTTCTATATCAAATACATGACAAGCAGAATAATCTTGAGAGTCTCCTCTTGCAACGTCTGCAACTACCATATACGATTTACTGTAATCAACACCTTCCCAAATCCATAAGTTACCATCTATACCTCTTCTTTCTAAAGGTTCTTTATCGTATGTCTGTTCAAAGTACGCCATATCCTCTGGTTCAAATACCGTGTCACCAGATGCTAAGAAGTCACAATCACATTCTTGTCCTGCCATTCTAGGACCTAAATCTGCATTTTGTTGTTCTCTCCAAGGGTCATCTCTTTCTGGGTGTACAGTCCATGGAAGTCTGATAGGTAGAAAACTATTTTCACCGCTTTCAGCTTTTTCCCATGTTTGGTGAAACCAATTTCCAATCCCATTAGGAGTAGATAATGCCATACATTGACCACCTGTTGCCAGTGTTTGCTGTGCTGCAGTAAATGTCTCATCTACATTCTCTATAAAAGCTGCTTCATCCATTAGTAATAGTGATACTGCTTCTGATCGAGCAGCATCTGGAGATGATGATTTAGCTGTTACTTTAGATCCATTTTTTAACCTGAGAGATAATTTATTTTTCTCCGTTGATGGAAGTTTTAACCATTTTGGTAACTCATCATACATAAAGATAACTTTGGTTACCAAGTTACGAGCAGTTGCTTGAGTAGTTGCCAGTGCTAATATGTTCTTATCTTTATGAAATAACATTAACCACAAACTGTATGCTGCAGCTAAAGTAGATATACCTAACTGTCTAGACTTAAGTGTGATTAAGTACTGGTTGTCTCTAAATAAATGGAGTACTTTTTCCTGAAAAGGATAAAGGTTAAATAAAATTCTACCCCTAGTAGGGTGTTGGATATGGCAATACTTTTTCATGAAGTACGCCGGATCTTTTCCACACTTGATATACTCTTGTGCGATTATCTTTTTTATATCTTGTGCCATAACTATGCTTTTACACCAGAAGAAGTAATATATAGCGATTTACCGCTCCATCCACCTGATGATCTTGTTCTTACTGTAACTGGGATCATAACTGGTTTTATGCCGTCAGAGGTTTCAATATTAAATTCTATATTAAAAGACTGAGATGATCCGTCATAATTGGTTTTAATATTTTTAATATCATTTAAATCATTAACTGTTACTATACTCCTAAGTAGTTTGTTATCAGAGACATCTTTAATCGTTGAACCTTTTTCACTTCCTACAAGTAATTTATATGGGCAAGGAGTTTCGTTCTCAACAACTTCACCGTAAGTATATCTTGCTATAGTATTTAAAAAATATTTTAAGTTTTTAGGGTTAGTTAAGTATTTAGAAATTTTCGAAATAAGATTATTTCTAAATATATGATAAAAATCTTTACCGTAAAACTCTAATCCATCTTGCTGGAATTCTAAGGCTAATTCAGCAAATGCTCTTTGACTAGTAGTTTCAGAAAAAGCTTCTTTACTAATATCAAAATTCTTTATTGCGTTTTTAGCATTTGTGGCAGAACTTGGTACTCTACTACTAGATTCATCCCAAGAATCATCTATGAATTTTTTTATATCGTTTGATAACGAACCTCCTAATTTGTCGAAAAATGCTATAACATTAGTGTTAAATTTAGGAGTTACATCTTTACCTGTAGTAATCTTATTAGAGTACCCTACGAACTCCCCACTGTCTAATTGAATAATAATATCTGAAGGGTTATTAGGATTAATATTACTTGGTTTTGTCCTAGGTGTCCAATATAAATTTTTTACTGATTTGCCTTCTAAGTCTTTTTTTAATGCTTTAGCATTGTTAACTCCTATTTTAATATCTCTTTCAGGTGTTTCATCTTTCGCTATTAGTTCTTTTAGTTGAGAAAAATTTATTTCAGTACCATCTCCTAACAATACTCCTGTACCGCCTTCTTTATCTTTTATATCTTCTAATGAAGTAAATTCAGAATTGTTTAAAAAGTACAACGATAAGAGTTCATTAACGTTGGATGATGCAGTTGAATCTTTTCTAGTTTTTTGGCCGTAATGGGCTTTAACTTTATTTTTAGGAATACTTATGAAAACATTTAACGAATCATTTTCATCTTGAAATAACTCAAACGGAGTTTTACCTGTCTTTAAAATAGGTTCTTCATCAGCACTATCTACTGATTTATAAATAATGTTATTAAATGAAATATTTTTAGCATTAAGTAAATCTCTTACTTTGCTATCTAAATCTGGGGTTACTGTATAAAAAGGATTAAATACTCCTCTACTTTGATACGTAGGGGAAATTGTAAGTTCATTTAATTTAAAACCAAATATAGATTCAAACAAAGCAATATCTTCTTGACTATTAATGTCAGGATATCCTTTACTGGTCTTGTATGACCATTCTAGTATTGCTTTATCTATAAGATTCATACTATCCTTCTTCTCCTGATTCGAAGTCTATTGGTTCATCTGAAAGATCTTCACCTCCACCTGCGTCGTCACCTCCTAGATCTGCTCCTGCATCATCTCCTCCAAAGTCATCTCCTCCTTCAGCTCCACCTTCTTCTCCTGGAAATTCTCCTCCTCCTCCACCTCCAGAGGAACTAAAGTCTGCTGCTTCTCCTTCGCCTCCTTCTCCAGCACCTTTCATTGGTGCCTCTCTATAAAGAATGGCAAGTTTGTCTAATGCTTGTTGGTAGTCCGATATTTTAGAAAGTAAGTACCTCTTACCTAATATAGAAGCCTCAAATGATTTACCTGTCCACTTTAATATGTAGTCTTGACCATTCTTTAGGTTGACTCTAAATGATGTAGGTCGTGGTGATATCCAATCTATTGTAGTTACAAATAACTTAAAGTCTTCTGTTTGAAGTTTAACTATAGCTTGTCTTAATGTAGGAAACTTGGCTAGTATGGTATCGGTAGCATCCTCTAACACTGTTTCAGGTCCAGCGTCTTCATCTGGTTCTTCTTCTGGTGTTGGTTCCTCTTCCTCTTCTTCTGAAAGCTGGTCTAATATAGATTCGTTTAAATCTTGTGGAATGTTAGTATCTAATACTTCAACTTGTTCACCTTCTAACTCATCCATTATACCAGGGTCATATTCATCTACACTAAAGTAGAGTATAATTCCATCCGGGTCGTCTTGAATTTCGTATTTAATCCCAAATATGTCTTCTAATACTACTTGAGCTTTATTTTGACTAGCAGCATCTTTAGAAATTTTTATATAGAAATATCTATCTGGAGCTTCATTAAGCTCAGTTATTACTTCAGCGTAGGCTTCTAATATAAGGTTACTAAGATCTTTCTTTAACATTATTTTTTTCTTCTTTTGTGACCGTGGTGTGATTCAGTAACAATTGTTAATTCACTAACTGGTATATCTTTTACTGTTTTACTACCTTCTTTAAAAAATACATCATAATGGGTTACCACATACTTACTACCTTCCTTTACTAACGTATGTTGTTTATCTAGGCATAATCCATTACCGTATGTTTCATGTACTACGTGTGCTGCACAATCATGAGCAAAACCAGGTCCTGCTTCGTCTACATCGGGATTTTCTTCTAAAGTATCTCCTAATCTTCCGAATTCAATATCAATACCTACCTCTTGAGTAAATTGTTCTAAAAATGTTCTAATATCGTTTCCAAAGTAATGACGTGCCATAAACTCTACAACCTCGATTACCTCTGCTTGTTCGTCTCCAGAAGATTCCATAGCTCTTTGTTTAATAAGTTCTATAAAATCATCTCCTCCTGCTACTCTTTCAGATACCTTTTTAAGAGGTGTTCCATCTAATTTATGAGGAATACCATTCTTCATTATATATTTAGGTTTCTTAGGCTCTTTTGCTTTTAATGTAGCTTTTAAGTCTGGGTTGCTTTCTTTACCTTTAGATATAGTTTTACTACGACCTTGTCCGGTACCGAATCCAGTTGCTTGAGCTTCATCTGTATCACTTACTTCTTGATCTGCTCCAGTTTTAGCAACCTTACTGTGCATCTTAGCCTCATGATCTTTCTTTTCTTGATTTAATTTTTTTACCTTAGCGATGAATCCTTTTCTTTTAGGATCATCTTGAGGTAATTTATTCATTGATGGAGCAAGTGCTTTTACTTTTTTAAGATCAGCTTGTATATCTGATAATGATCTACCTTCGTCTATTACT